GAGGAATTGACTTGAAAGTGTTTAACTCACTCCCTGAACAGCAGGCGTTTTGGGCTGAACTATACGCATACCTTACAGATAACATTGATGACTTCGACCGCAAATTTGTTGTGGTCAAAACCCGTAATCAGGGCTATCATATCCTTTACCGATGTGAATTCGTAGCGGGGAATACCAAGATAGCAAAGCTAAAAGGCCACACCGAAGCCGTTATTGAATCACGGGGCGTAGGCGGGTATGTGTTTATCTATGACAATCAGATAAGCCAATTAGGTTATAATGATGTGCAGGAGATAACTAAACAGGATAGGGAGATACTTTGGAATATCTGCGCCACGTTTAATTACGTTGATGAAAGCAGACCGATTGAAACCGAAAGGCCCATAAAGCAGTACGAAAAATCCGACGTAACCCCGTGGCAGGACTTCAACGATAAAACCGATATATTCGACATAATAGGTCCGGATTTCGACATTGTAAGGCAATTGAGCGACAAATACATCATCCGCAGACATGGTGCAACAAGTCCGCATAGCGGATATGTTTATAAGAATTCGGGATGTATGTATCTGTTCAGCACCGGAACCATTTACCCGCATGAAAAACTAATCAGCCCCTTTAGCGCATACGCATACAAGCACCATAACGGGGACTTCTCAAGGTCGGCATCACAGCTATACAAAGACGGATTCGGGAGCCGGACAAAGGAAATAAAAGTACCTGAGTTAAAGACCGAAATCGAGGACATTAGCGAAGTTGCTTTCCCGTTGGATGTGTTTCCTGCTCCGATTCAAGAATACATGATACAATGCAACAAGTACCTTAACCATAGCTTTGATTACATGGGCGCTTCAATGCTTTGGATGTTATCGGTTATTGTTGGTAATAGTATGCGCATCAAAGTCAAAACAGGATGGAGCGAAATAGCGACGGTTTGGATTTCGGTCGTAGGTCAGGCCGGAATTGGTAAGACCCCAAGTATTGATAGTATTATATTCCCGTTACTTAAGCAAAACAGCAGGGAGGTTAAGCGGTACATCAAAGCCCTGAAAAAGTTTGAGGAATACAGCAAACTAACCAAAGATGAAAAGCAATACACCGAAGAGGCCAAAGAGCCTATTAAATCCCAATTCATTGCAAACGACATCACTTTGGAGGCATTGGTCGAATTGCATGGTGAATCGAAGGTGTCAGTTGGCGTGTTCAAGGATGAGTTAAACGGGTGGTTTAAGGATATGAATAAATACAGGGCGGGTTCTGATTTGGAGTTTTGGTTAAGTACATGGAGCGGTAAGTCGGTGGCGTTTAACCGCAAAATGGCAAAGTCCGCTTTTGTGGATTTGCCCATCATCCCGGTACTGGGTGGAATACAGCCCGGTGTATTGGCTTCGATGTACACAGAAGAAAACAAAGAGAATGGATTTGTAGATAGGATGCTGCTCACGTTCCCTGAGTTACGGGTGGATGAATACAATGAAAACGAAATCGATCCCGTAATTGTCCATTGGTATGAGGAGGCGGTGGTATCAATGTATGAAACCGTCCGAAATGAGATGGTCGAATTCGATTTGGACGGCGAAGTGGTCCCGATGCTTTGTAATTGGTCACAGGAGGCAAAACGGGAATGGATACGGATATTTAACAAAATAACCCATCAACAGAACAGCGACGAAATCAACGAATACGCAAAAAGCGGACTACCAAAGATGAAATCATACATACCACGATTTTCCCTTTTATTGCACTTCCTGAATGCCTCCGTTACCGAAACGGATGTAAATATCAGGGAGGTGTCAAAACAAGCCGTTTTAGGGGCTGAAAGGTTGGCGGAGTACTTCACGTCCATGTCACGAAAGATAAGGTCAACGAGCAGAGATGAGGCCCAAATAAAAGAGGTATCGAAAAGCAATCAAGGCCGGACTCCGTTTGAAATATTTGAGGCTATGTATCGCAAAAATCCGAAGATAAAAACGGCTTCTGTAGCCTCACAACTTGAGGTAAGCCGACAAACGGTTTACAATTGGAAAAAAGAGTTGGACAAAATGTAAAATTGTCAAATTTGTCAAAAGTGTCAAACGCGACAATATGTAAATCATTGATAATCAATAAGTTAGAAAAGATTTGTAAAGTTGACAAAATGGAAAATGAAAAATTAAGAGTAAATAAAAATGTCAAAAAAATAAAAAATGTAAAATTTGTCAAAATTTGACACTTTTCGCCCGAAAGGCCTATAAACAGGGCATTCTTGTTGTCAAATTTTTGTCAAATTTGTCAAAAAAGTGTAAAGTTATAAAAAATCATAATATGAGTATAAAAAAAGCCATTGAGCTGTTAAAAAACGAGTCATTCACGATTGAAACAATCGTACCTTATTTGCGGGAATTATTTGATGATTATAGAAGTGCAGGCGGGGAACCAAAAAAGTGGTTATCTGGAATGCTCAAGGGAATAAATGATAATTCACACAGATATAAGCCTGAAATATTTGAAGCTATTGTTATCAAATTAACCGAATGGATTGAAGTACAAAAAAAGATTGGGTTTGATTCTTTGTATCACTACACAAAACAATATAAAGAGTATTGCGAAATACCTGATAAAAAACAGTACAAATCTGATATAAACCTAATCACCCAATCCGAATTTGAAGCCCTCTATAATGAGCGACGAAAGCAACAAATGAAGGACGGATTCTTCAAGAAATCATTCCCGCTGATGACTACTAAAGTCATCAAGAAACGGCAGGACATTTACAAAGCAGATGAAAACGGTGTACCTACTTTAGTGGAACGAATACCGGGCGTGTCTAAAAAAGCATTTAACACCAATAACTTTAACAAGTTATGTCAGGCCGTGTGGAAGTATTACACCGGAACTAAATTAGAGAGAATATCATCAGAGGGTAGATATAGGCCGGGTATAGGATTCATTCCGAGTACAAACAAGGGATTTTCAGACCTGCATGGGATGTACAAGGGTCGGGCCGTTTACATCGAAACTAAGCAGCGAAATGAGAAGCACCTAAAGAGCCAACAGGACTTCATGCAATGGGTTCGTGACGGTGGCGGGATATACCACACCGTCCGATCATTTGAGGATATGTATTTGGTTACGCAAAATATTTTAAAAGAATTCTCAAAATAAATTTGTTAGATTGAATATATGGTATACATTTGCGTAAGATTTAAAACAATAAGAAAATGACAACTACAATATTCAAATCAGAAAAAAACGCAAAAGTTTACGAAATCCGTTCTGCAAAAGCACAAGGAGTTTACGCTGCTGGCGAACTTATTAGAGTAGTAAAAACTGACAAAATAAACGAATTGACAAATGGACAACAATACGAAGTTACAGCAACTGAAATCAAGGTTGCTTAAAATAGAAAGCGAACTATCCACTTGCAGAACTTCGGTTTTGCAAGATGGATGGCAAACGCAAAGGCACGCAAAAAAAGCCCGTAAATGGGATATTTTGGCAGACCGTAAAATGGAAATACTTAGCCAAATATATGAAATTGAATATTCACAATCCTTAATGGATACAGACCCTTTTATATAAAAAATATTGCGATTTGGTGGTAACCATCTGGCTAAAAAAATAAAACAAACAATCACATGAAACTCCTCCTAACTATCTTGCTGCTACTTGTCGCAGCCATTCCGGTAATCGAACACAACCGAAAACGAATGAGCCTTGAAGCATACCTCAGGGCGTACTACATTGTTTATGCCGGAATTATTGCAGATTTGATTTGTATTATTTGGGTTTATTAATTACCTTTGCACAATCCATTTTCAATTGTTGTTTTATCATTTTCTAAGCAGGCCCCTTTTTAGGGGCTTGTTTGGTTTTGAGAAATATAGTTTATCTTTGCTTTGTATTTCAAAGTGAAACAGTCCTAAAACAGTCCATTTATGCCAAACCCACAAAACGTAGTCGGTAAAGGGACGCCGTTCAAAAAAGGCCAATCAGGAAACCCGAACGGACGGCCTAAAGAAATCCCAGCATTAAAAGAATTGATGAAAAAAATAATGTCAACCGAAGATAAGAACGGGATACAAACCGCTGAGCAGATATTGGAAGCGGTTAAGAAACGGGCATTGGATGGTGACATAAAAGCCGCTGAGTTACTTTTAGACCGGGCTTATGGTAAGGTTGTTACGCCCGTTGCCACCACCGACTCCGAAGGCAAGGACGTAGCACAACTTAACATCATTGCGCCCGTTGGCTTAAAACTTGAGTTCCCAAATAATACGGATGGAGCAACTACATAGCCCATTTGTTAAACAACCCGATCCGCTTTATTACGCAAATCTATTTGCCAATGAGCGAATCGTAATCAATCAAGGCGGTACATCTTCAGGTAAATCGTACTGCATTATGCAGGTACTTGTGACCATTGCAATGGCAGCACCTAACTACGTTATAACGGTTGTTAGTAATACGGTGCCGAAGCTAAAAGAGGATACAATGCGTATCATGGCCGAACTTGTGGCGAATAATCCGTTGGTTAAACGAAGCGTTAAGGACTTCAACAAATCGGATAGGGTTTATACATTCAAGAACGGCACTATAATTGAGTTTAAATCATTTGAGAACGCAGAACAAGCCAAAGGAGGTAAACGCCATATTTTGTACTTAAATGAAGCTACAAGGGTGGACTATATGCTTTTCTTTGAAGCTAATATGAGGACGTATGTAAGGACGTATTTAGACTATAACCCTTCATTTCGGTTTTGGGTACATGAGCGCATCATCGAGAATAAAACCGAATACCCATCTGTTAAGGTGCTTAGGTCATGGCACGTTCATAACTCATACTTACCACAGGATATTAGAGATTCAATCGAGCGCATACAAGATCCTGAACTATGGAAGGTTTATGCCAGAGGATTAACGGGACGTTTGTCGGGTGCTGTGTATCATTTCGGGGTAGTGGATTCGGTTAAGATGGAGGACGTATCCAATGTCATTTGGGGCTGTGACTTCGGCTATACCAATGACCCGACGGCACTTGTTAAGGTCTATGTAATGAAGCCGGGCATGGAGTGGGATTACATCGTACATGAATGCGCCTACATTACGGGACTAAGCCCGGCAGCTATTCAAGAACACGCAACAGAGAACGGCTACAAGTCGGGGCAGGTCATGTACTGCGACCATGACAAAGAATATGTGCTACAACTCAGGCGCTTAAAGGTATCAGCGGTGATGGCCGAAAAGAAAGAGATCATGCCCGGCATCCTGCACGTTAAACAAAAGCGCATAGCCTACACAAGGTCATCGAAGAACATAGCTGAGGAAGAAAAGAAATACAGGTTTATCGAAGTCGATGGGCAGCCGACAAATAAACCAATGGACGCATTTAACCATGCTATGGATGCGCTTAGATATGCTATATTTTCATACAGAAATAGAAAATGATGTATATTTGCAAAATGAAATACATATTAACAATAATGGCAATCGGGTTGCTATCATGTAGCAAGGGAGAAAAATACACCTGTAAGGGCGTGAAGGATGGTAATGTAATCACCGAACAAAAGCGATTCAATGCCTCTGAATTAGCACAATACAATCTAACTCCGATTTATTTGCGCATGGATACAAATGGCAATGTACTCTATATCTACCCCGAATGCAAATAAGTACTGCAAGGTCTTTGTTTTATGAGCAATACGCCCGTGATAAGGTATGGGCAAAGTTGCATGAGTTTGAGCAGTCAGGCATTGGCAATGAATGTGATGTCTTATTGGTCTGCAATGATAAGGTTAAACATTGGGCGCTTACAACATATTCAGACATTTACCAAATAAAATATTCCGATAACGGACACTTTATGAAGATTACTTTTATAAAAAATTTGCATAATTCAAAAAACATTGTTTAATTTTACATCGTGGCTAATAGCGAATCTGCTGTATTGGATGAAATCCGGTGTAAGCAAACTATCACAGAAGGCAAATTAAAAGGCAAAGTTTGTGATAAATTGCTTATGAAAGGCAAATTTGCTAAAGGTACTAAAATTAGTATAAGGTGTAAGTCCTGCAAGGGGTACACAAACAAAACATACTGATAAAAACAAGGCTCAGTAATTAGAAGCCAATAACCATTTAAACAAGTGGATATTGGCTAATTTTTTTTCAAATCTGTTCAAAAAGAAAGATGCTGTTAAGCAGCAAAACAGGGTAATTGATATATCAAAGCCTTATGAATTCTTTTGGCTAAACGGGGCTATCAAATGGGAGAAATCAGGCACACCAGATGGAGTACTAAAAGCATTGAAGGAATGCCCTGTTGTATCCACAATCATCAATAATGAAGTTGAGGCGTTTGGTAATGGCTTGACTCAGATAGTCAATCCCGAATCAGGAAAGGCCGTGCGCGGTGCGTATGCTGAAATAGAAAGCATCATCAAGAAACCAAACACGCTACAAACACAGGCGCAATTCGAGGCCCAAGTCGTAGGTTATACCCGGGCTTATGGGTATTGCCCTGTTATCTTCAAAGGGCCGATTGGATTTCCACCGACTGAGATGTGGGTACTTCCTCCTCAGTTTTGCGATATTATCATTGATGACCGAAAGAATCCGTATAACGTCAAAAAGAATAGCGATTGGATTGATAGGTTCACGTTTAAATACGGGCAATTTGATACCGTTATAAACCCTGATAAGGTCTATTTCTTCACGGCAAATACATTACCGACTGATAACTTTTATTTGCCTGAATCACCATTAGGCCCACTAAGCAAACCAATATCTATTCTGATTTCGTACTACAATGCGGAAAACGAAATGATGACGCATAGAGGCCCGAGAGGTATATTAGCAAACACCGCAGCGGGTGAACTTGACAGGGAGCCAATGAGTACTGAGGCAAGAGATGAGATACAACGCGATTTTAAAAATGCGTATGGATTCCAGCCCGATCAAAGCCAAATCATTATCACAGATGCAGCCCTTCAATGGCAGTCAATGTCATTCAATGCAACCGAATTAGGGCT